TTCCACAGCATTCGACGATGGTCATCAACATCGTTGTCCTAGTTGCTATTTCACGATCACAAGGAAAGAGGCAGAAGCGGCACTTGCGGATTTCCGGCCGTTCCTTGCAAGGTCGGTAGAGATCTTTAAGAGATGGCAAGCTAGTTCGCTTGAAGATAATGCGCTGCCAAGAAACCAAGGTACAGACGTTAAGCAGGCGTACCCTGCACCTGTGACGATGTTTTTCACATTGCCGGAACCTTCATCGGACGATGTAAAGCTTATCACGATACTGGAACAGGCGTTTATCCGCTTCGAACATTTACCGCCGGATAGGCTGCGGGCAATCGTGGCATGGTTCGGCGACTTTGCAGATGCAAAACTCGATGAAATCGAATCCGAAAAATAGGCGCTAAAGCGCCTGTTTATGGTACTAGACACGGACGAAACCGTCGCCTATTTTAAGTGGCTCATTTGTGCTCCCTTTAGAGAGAGGGGCTAGCAACAACTAACGCCGCAGGTGAGAGACGCGGCAGAGGAGAGAGAAAGCCATGATCGATGCTACGGTGTCCCGCGCTAAGGCCGGGGATGTGGACGCAATAAACGCAGTGCTCGGCAACATTGCTGGGTTTGTGAAAAAGCATATTCATGCCCAGCTAGGGCGGCACTGCGATCTAGATGACGTTAGCCAGGATGTTTTGATAAAGGTCTATCGGCGATTGCCGACTTGCAAAGCAGAGACCGTTAGCGGTTTCTATTCTTGGGTTGGGGCGATATGCCGGACGACATGTTTAGATTTCCATAAGGCCAGGAAGCCGGTTCAGAATCTCGGCGACTACGACACGATTGGTCCCGGCGATGTATTCCTTGGCATTGAGGCGCAAGAGGTCATCTACGCGGCGGCTTCTGCGAGCAACACGGTCGATGAGGTCCGTCTATCGGTTGCCGGATGTAGCCAGAGCGAGATCGGTCGGCGTCTCGGTGTTCAGAAGAGATCGGTACAAGCCAAGCTAGAACGGCATCGCGAAAAGGTTCGAAGCATGCTTGCGGAACCAGTGTTTTTTTCTTCTTAAGTGGCTCGTTTGTGTGTGACTATGAAAAAGCTTACGGACCGAGAGCAATGGCGAATGGAGCAGGCTCAAGTCTGCATGTATTGCGGCGGCAACAAATCATTCTTACCGTTGCAGGTGCATGAAATTGAGCGCAGGTCGCAGGCTCCGACACGATGGGATAATCGGGTCAACTTCCTGTACCTGTGTTCCGTATGTCATTCCGGGCCATTTGCGACGATGCCGCATGCCGATCAGTTAGCCGTCAAGATGGTAGCCGATCCGGAAAACTATAACTTGGAGGCTTGGCTACGGCTCAAAGATCCACAGTTGCGGGCACCGAATCGGGTAACGCAAGTGGAGGTCGATAATTCGGCGTTTTTAGTAGGTCGAAAGTGTGCGACTTAGGTTTTTAATCGTCTAGTTAGGTAGATAAACCCTAACTCGGAGACGATAAGAAATGGTTGCACTAGGCAGACTCGGCGATTTGGCATTCGGCCAGAACGTCAATCCTACGGATGAGATCGAAACTCGGCGCGGCACGTTGGCCATTCTCGACAGCGCATCGTCTTTGCGTTGGGTCTTACAAGAGCATGCGGACGTATTGGACGCGCCGGTATTCCGCGATGGCAAGGTCATCAGGATTCCGGCAATCAAGGCCGAAGCGGATGCGCACAACGCGGTTGTTACTTCGTGGTGCGATAAGTACGGGTGCGAGTAATGAACTACGAACAATTCGTTGCCAGCAAGTCGCAGTTCACCACGGATAGCGGGTTCGATCCGGGTGAACTGCCTTCGTATTTGTTTGACTTCCAAAAGCATCTTGTCGAGTGGGCTTGTCGTCGAGGTCGAGCGGCTATCTTTTCAGATTGCGGTACCGGCAAGACGATTTCCCAGCTCGTATGGTCGCAGAAGGTAGTTGAGCGGACCAATAAGCGGGTTTTGATTCTGACTCCATTAGCCGTAGCCAATCAGACAGAGCGGGAAGCGGCGAAGTTCGGCATTGAAGCCAAGCGTAGCAAGCAGGGTGAGTTGGAAGCCAAGATTGTTATTACCAACTATGATCGGCTTCACAACTTCGACCCGGCTGACTTTGCTGGTTTCGTTTGTGACGAATCATCTATCTTAAAATCGGTTGATGGGTCGACACGGAAGCAGATCACTCGGTTTACGTTGCGAACACCGTACCGGCTGCTATGCACAGCAACGGCGGCTCCTAACGATTACGTCGAGCTCGGAACATCGTCGGAAGCACTCGGGGAGTTGTCTCATTCCGATATGCTTCGCAGGTTCTTCCGGCAACTGGACGACAAGGGCCAGAAGAAAGAACAAAAGCTGCAAGACAAAGCGGAAGCATTGATTAAGCAGGACAGTAACTATTACGGCAAGCTTGCTTTTCGAGTCGCGCAGACAATCGGGCAATGGAGACTCAAGAATCACGCGGTCGATGATTTTTGGCGGTGGGTTGCATCATGGGCCAGGGCATGCCGGTTACCAAGTGACCTCGGGTTCAGTGACGAAGGTTTCGTTCTGCCTGAGCTAATTCAGAACGAGCATATCATCAAGTCTGCATCTCCGCCGGATGGGTTCCTGTTCAATCTTCCGGCTCGGGGTTTAGGCGAAGAACGGGAAGAGCGGAAGCGTACGTTGAACGAGAGGTGCAAATACGTTGCCAATCTAGTCAATCACGATAGGCCAGCGGTCGTATGGTGTCAGGCTAACGCGGAAGGTGACTTGCTTGAGAAGGTGATAATTGGAGCGCGGCAAGTGGCTGGTAGAACACCGGATGATGAAAAGGTTGAGATCTTCGAAGCGTTCGCTTCCGGTCAGTTACGGGTGCTTGTCATCAAACCAAAGATCGGAGCTTGGGGCTTGAACTGGCAGCATTGCAACCATGTTGTCAGCTTTGCAAGTCATTCGTTTGAACAGATGTACCAGTCTATTCGGCGGTGCTACCGATTCGGGCAGAAGTTGCCGGTGACGTTCGATGTTGTCGCAACTGAGGGAGAGGAGCGGGTATTGGCAAACCTTCGCAGGAAGGAAAGCCAAGCGTCTCAAATGTTTGATTTGTTGGTTAAGGAAATGCGACGATCGGTTCAGATCAATCGCGAAAACATCTATACAAAGGGAGTTCAGATTCCGTCATGGCTACAAGCGACAGTACGATAACAGACAAGTATGCGATCTATAACGGTGATTGCATCGAGGTAATGAAGACGTTACCGGATGAGTCGGTAGGATTAACCGTTTACTCTCCCCCGTTCTGCGGTCTCTATCTTTATTCCAGCGATGCTAGGGATATGTCCAATGCGATCGACAAGGATGAGTTCTTTGTTCACTACGGATTCTGCATCGACGAGATTGCTAGGCTGACTAAGCCGGGCCGAATCAGCGCGGTGCATTGCATGGACATTCCGCTAAGCAATGCGGGATGCGATGCGATCTACGATTTACCGGGTGAGATCATCCGTCAGCATGTGGCCAGAGGCTTTGAATACGGCGGTCGGCGGGTTATCTGGAAGGAACCGTTGATGGTCCGCAACCGTACGATGATGAAGTCATTGCACCACAAAACATTCTGCGAGGATTCGACACGTTGCAGCATTGCCAATGCTGACTACCTGTTGATGTTTCGGAAGAAAGGTGAGAACCAAGAGCCGGTTTTACATGAGAACGGCATGCTGGATTATCACGGTGAGCAAGAGGTTCCGCATGAGATCCGGCACCTTAAAGGCATGGTCGGAGATCAGAAGAAGAATTCTTACTCGCAATGGATTTGGCGGAACTATGCTTCCTCGGTCTGGATGGATATTCGCATCGATAACGTCTTGGACGTTGCGGAGTCGCGGGACGAAGAGGATGAGAAGCATGTACACCCGCTTCAACTTGATGTGATATGCCGGGCGGTAGAGATGTGGTCCAATCCGGGCGATGTGGTTCTGACTCCATTCATGGGGGTCGGCAGCGAGGTCTACGGGGCGGTTAAGCTTGGTCGGCGTGGCGTCGGTATAGAGCTCAAGCCTAGTTACTATCGGCAAGCGGTAAAGAACATTGCTAGGCTGACAGTCGAGTCGGCAAGTGCGGCTTCAAGGCAGTTGGACCTATTCAGCGGGCTATCGCCGGTTGGCGTCGGTTAGTTCGGGGCCAATGAGTTACAGAGACTCATGGTCAAGTGATTCTTCGCTTTCCAATGTGCAAAGACATGTCGCAGATCGTCTAGTTAAGTAAGCAATCTATTTAACTAGACGGAGCGAACATGTCGGAACTGATTATTGATTCTTTTGCGGGGGGCGGTGGAGCTTCCCTCGGTATAGCTTGGGCTACAGGCCGGGCACCGGACATAGCGATTAACCACGATGCGGCGGCAATCGCGATGCACGAAGCTAATCATCCCAGCACGCTACATGTGCTTGAGGATGTTTGGAAGGCGGACCTAAAAAAACTGGTCGGCAAGCGAAAGGTTGGCTTGTTGTGGACAAGTCCAAGTTGTACGCATTTCTCAAAGGCCAAAGGTTCGACTCCGGTATCGAAGCAATTACGGTCGCTTGGTTGGGTTACATGCCGATGGGCGGAACAGGTTCGACCAAGAGTCATCGTCCTAGAAAACGTAGCTGAGTACGAGAAGTGGGGGCCGGTTGTTCCTCAACTCAAGTGTCTTGAATGCAATTGGACCGGAACTGAGGGGCAAGCGATCTTGATGCGAGTCAGACGCAAGTGTCCGCAATGCTCTTGCACAAGACTAAAGCAAACTGACGTCTCGGTACCAGATCCTGCGAAATCAGGTATCACGTTTAAGCGGTTTGTTGGACGACTCAAGAACCTCGGTTACAAGGTTGAATGGCGGAACTTGGATGCGGCAAGCTACGGAGCTCCAACACATAGAAAGCGGTTGTTCTTGATTGCCCGATGTGATGGGGAGTCAATTGTATGGCCAGAACCAACGCCTGCTGCGCCTCATAAGATCAACGATATGCCATTGTTCGGGCAGCTAAAGCCTTACAGAACAGCGGCAGAGTGCATTGATTGGTCGATCCCATGTCCCAGCATATTTGAGCGCAAGCGACCGCTTGCGGAAAAGACGATGCGGCGTATAGCACATGGAATCAAGCGGTACGTTCTCGATGCTGAATCGCCGTTTATCGTTCAGGCGTCACGAAGCGAATCGATGGTGACTCCGATCCTATCGAAGTACCACGGTCAAAAGACCGAATCAGACTCGCGGTGTAGGGAGCTACAGGAGCCTTTCGCAACACTTGATACGCAACCTCGGTTCGCATTGGTCGCGCCGACACTGACGCGGCAATTCGGCAAGTCGGACTCCTCGGATATAGCCCAGCCATTGCCGACTATCGTGGCCGGCGGTGGAGGTAAGACCGCACTGGTAGCGGCATTCGTTGCTAAACATTTCGGCGGGCAAGTTGGTGCTGAAGCTGCGAAGCCGTTACCGACTACAACAACTCGGGGGACTCAGAATCAGATCGTAACTGCGAATTTAATCCACATGAACCATGGCGAAAAACAATGGTCATCGGTGGAGGATCCACTTCGTACAGTAACGTCCAACAACCATGCGGCATTAGTCTACGCGTTCCTAGTTAAATTCTTTGGTACGTCGAACTCGGCGAATCTACATGAGCCGATGCCGACAGCTACCACGAAGGATCGATTCGGGTTCGTGACGGTCGAGATTGACAACGAAACCTACGTCATCACCGATATCGGCATGCGGATGCTGACTCCTCGGGAGTTGGCCAGAGCGCAGGGGTTCCCGGAAACTTATGTTTTGACCGGAACCAAGACGAGCCAGGTTGCTAGGATCGGCAATTCGGTTTGTCCGGCAATTGCCAAGGCTATCGTTGAGGCGAACTACGCAAGCGTTCTGTCGGGTGCGAAGTAATTCTTCTCGGTTTCCGGTGCGAGTTATCACCGGGAACCGTCTAGTTAGATGACGGCAATCATTTCGATTGCCGGGGACACCAATGAAAGGATTCGGCAATGTTGGTTTTAACACGGAAGCGGGATGAGCGGTTGGTTTTGATAGCAGGCAACGAGCGTATCGAGCTTGTGTTCAAGGATCTTTCCGGCTCGCGATTACATGTCGGCATTGAGGCACCACGCAGCGTAAAGATCATTCGAGCAGAACTAGAGGGTAAGGATGAAAGCGTTAACCATATCACAGCCCTTCGCATCGATGATTCGGGACGGGACGAAGTGGATAGAGAACCGGATATGGGCAACCAGTTATCGGGGGCCAATAGCGATCCATGCGGGAGCGGGAACGCAATACCTGACCAAAGAGCAGTTGGTTGATTATCCGGTCGGCATGGTCATCGCGGTAGCAGAGATCGTTGGTTGTCAAAGCATGACCACGATTGAGGCATGCGGCTTAGGCCTCTCGGCAAATCAATTGATTCCGGGGACGCAGATAACCTGGGAACGGGCTTACCAACATGCGCACTGCGAAGGGCCGTATTGCTGGATTCTTTCGAACGTTCGCAAGGTAAAGCCGGTCAAAGTGACCGGCCGGCAAAGAATATGGAATCTTCCTGAAGGGTTGGAACTTGTTTATGAGTGAAGCACTAGACGTTGATATCCGGGATGAACGGCAAGCAATCATGATCCTGAAGCTAAAAGCTTTTCGGTCGTTTCGCGCAGGCGTAAGCGTGTTTAGCCTGTGTGCGGGAACGCTGGTTGATGTTCAGCAAGTCGACCATCGGAATCGGAAGTACCTTATCAACTTCGGCGGCGGTCTAGTTGATTGGGTAAGCAAAGCGGTCATCGATCAAGACTTTGAGCTTGCCAGTGACCTAACGATCGGCAATATCGACGAAGCGGAATTCAATCGCGACATCGATCCCATTGACACTTTACGACGAATCGGCAAAGAGTGGTTGGGCTTGAAGCAAACATGCCAGTGCGATGCAAACTCAGGTTGTTCGATTTGCGAGATCACTTACTTACTAAACGAAGCATTTGAGGTTGAACGATGAGTAGCGCTTTCGACATTTCGGCAAAGACCGACAGACAGATCATTCATGAGGTCAACGAGCTAGCTCGGGAGTTCTATCGGCAAGAGGGCTTCGCGGTAATGGACAGTTTCAAGTTCTATGAAACTATCGATACCAAAGCGATCAGAGCTTGGAACTTGGCTGTGCTTGCTTACGAGCATCTGACTGGTGCGGACTTAACCGACGTTCTAAGCGGCATTAACGATGAGCCGGAACAGGAGATCCAGTACCGCGCGTTCGAGGGTGCGGATGAGTTCCGGCCGTATTCGGACAGACTGATTCGGCCAAAAAAAGTCGGGTTTGAAGAGGGCAATTCAGTTTCGGCGTTCAACTCAACAGGCGTAAGAATGGGCCAGTACGGTTGGCATTCGTACGAGAATCTGTTGAATGGTTGGGTCTTTGTTGATCGGGCAACCGGCAAGACGTCACCTTGCGGACTGCCTGTTCAATCGCAATAGCTCTTCCGGCTTAACCGGCGTGAATCGCGACACGGGGAGATTCAGAGGCGAATCGGCCGCAGGCTGAAACGCGATATGGACTCGGCTTAGAGTGACCGTCATCCCAAGAGCTTTTTTAGGAGATCAATTCGATGTTTAGCGTTAAAGACTTTCTTGAACTACTAGGATTCGTTGTTACAGTCGCAGCGGTCTGCATGGTTATGGTCGTCATCGTGCTTGAGTTGAAGCATTATCGACAGACGAACATTTACTACGGACCATTGGAAGTCAATCATGACGGAAAGTGAACGAAACTATCTTCCCGGCGGACCTAGTAACCGGCTTGTCAAAGAGGTCCGCAAAACCCTATGGCTGAACTTCCAATGCAGGCCAGGACGATACAGCGATACATGGTACCGGACTTGGCGATGGGCGGCTGCGGTCTGCAACCGATGCGATAGCTTCAACCGGGTGTACGGGATCAAGCAGCGGTCCAAGCCATGGCCGACATCGAATGAAATAGCGACTCAGTACATGCTGATTTGCATGGCTGAGGCGCACAAATACTTCGGGGTTCGGATTCATCGCCGGGCGACGGAATGCTTAGAGAACGATGAGGCGAGCCAGTTTGTCAGGTTTCTGACCGACGTTTTCAAGACAGTTTGATCAAAAGAATAGGCGCTAAAGCGCCTGTTTCGGGGTACAATGAGGCAATGGAAACGCTTATCAAAACCGTCTTAATCGTCGCAGTTATCGGACTGCATCTTTACTTTGCTCGGCGGCATCACGTTCGCGGCAGGCGGAAATAATTCGGTTCGATCTAGGTCTGAGCATCGTCTAGTTAGGTAGTCACTTCGGCTGTTTAACTAGGGAGATTCCATGACTAAGATCATTACACACGGCGGTCAGGCACACAGGGACGAATTTATAGCATGCTGCTTGATTGCGGCGTTGGACCGGGGCACCGATGGAATTTTGCGGGTTCCGCATTCAGCGTTTAGTTTTGCATTGCAAAATGTCGGCGACTACGTTGTCGATGTAGGCCTAGAGCATATTCCGTCTAAGCGGCGGTTTGATCATCACCAATTCGGCAAGCATGGGCCATGCGAAGCGGCATTCGTTCTGGTGGCTCGGTTCTTCGGCATGACCGATTGTGAATCGATCTTCCAGTGGTGGCAACTATCCTCGGAGATGGATGTCCACGGGCCGCATCATGTCGCCAAGGAATTCGGTCTTTTGCCGGATGTTCTATTCGCGTTGATGAGCCCGATTGAGGCGCAGTTGCTCCGGATGTTCGAGCAACATGAGATCATTGACGGGCAGTTCTTTGCCTTGATGCGATCTATGGGGATCGGCTGGTCGGAATACCAATTCAATACGTTGATGGCTCGGAAGGAGTATGCGGACAAAGCGAAGGTGTTCAACTCGGGGACTGTGAAGTACCTTGAGACGACCGACATTCCGGTTGACAGGCAGAATGCCGCAGTCGCTCGGCAAAAGGCGTTAGACAATGACTGCGCGGTCATTGTGAGCTTAGATCCTACGGGGGCAGGGCTGTCGCTCTTCCGAGTTGATGACCATCCGGCAGTCGATTTCGCGCAGTTAGAGAACGATCCGGCAATCTTGTTCGCGCACAAAGGCGGGTTCATCGCCAAGACGCATGAGCGTGAAGCGGATGTAGATCAGTTGATTTGCCGGGCCGTTGACATCAGTCAGTTTATCTAGAGGTAATCATGGCAACTGAATGGATAAATGCAGATAGCGACTCGCCAAAATATGGCGGGTTTTACTGGGTAAAGCTGGCAAGCGGTAAGGTTGAATTGGCGTACTACGGCGGCAATCGGTTTCAGACAGCGGAAACTGCGGGAGACCGCGAGGGATTGAGCGTCGAGTACATTGAAGGCGTTACACACTTCCGCGATGTTGAGGAGCCAGTTGAAACTAGCTTCGGGCTTACCGACATGGAAAAGCAAGCGTTGAGGCACCTTGAAGACTTCTGGAATCTGTATCTTGAATTGCCAGGGTATGACGCCGATGACATGCGGGTGATTCGGGATTCGGTCCATACTATTCAGAGCATCATGGCCGTACGTGTTGCCAAGCGGGTTGATCCGGAATTTTGGAGATAGCGGGTTCGATCATGCACTCCCATTCGTCTAGTTAAGTGACCAGTTCACTTAACAAACGAGGGAAAGCATGAGTGCTATCGAGATTCGAAACGTAGGGCCGATTTCGGCCATTGATATTGATCTACCAGATAACGAACCGGGCGGTGTCCGCATTCTTCGCGGCACCTCGGGCACTGGTAAAACGACTGTCCTGAAAGTGCTCCAAGCATTGCTCGGGGACAAAGATGCCGTTTACGGGATCACTCCCCATGATGGATCCGATAAGGGTGAAGTCAAAGGCTTGGGCCGGACAGTCAAAATCGGGAGCCGGATTTCGGCAACTGGTAGCGCAGAGGTCGCCAATCTATCCCGGCTTGATATTGCTACATTGGTCGAGCCGAAAGTGGCCAAGGCAGATGCCCGACTGCGGGAGCGGGTTGCTTGCTTGGTCAGTCTCGGCGGTCGCAAGGTTACCATCCAAGAGCTACTTGGGGATCAGTACGAAAAGCTAGTGGAGCATATCGACGTTGACGAACTATCTTCCGAGTCCGATCCGGTTGTTCTAGCCGACAAGCTAAAACGGGCCTTAGATCGATCGGCGCTAGAGATCGAGCGAGAATCGGACCGAGAGTCCGGAAGAGCGCAGGCGAAACGCCAAG